GGCGGCGGTGGCGGAGCTACCTTTAATCAATACGGCGCTGGCGGTGGCGGTGCGGGTGGATTGGTTTACACAACCGGGGTGACGCTTGCACGAACGACCACCTACAACGTAACCATTGGCGTAGGCGGCATTGGTGGTATTGGGCCTGTTACTGCTCCAACGAGCGGTTCAAACTCGTCTGTATCGGGGTTGGGCTTGACAACCGCTGTTGGCGGTGGTCGTGGCGGCTATGGTGGAAGTGCGGGATTGCCGGGAACAAGTGGCGGATCGGGCGGCGGTAGTAGTGGTTATCCCGGTTCAACGGCAGGGTCTGGTACGTCGGGACAAGGATTTGCCGGAGGAAATTCGGGCGCGGATGGCGGCCCGTACCGTGGCGCAGGCGGCGGCGGTGCGAGCGCCGTTGGTACAGACGGAAACTCAAGCAGCGCGGTTGGCGGCGCGGGTGCTACCTACTTCAGCACAACCTATGCAGGCGGCGGCGGCGGTGGTTCTACAAGTGCTGCGTCTCCAGCAGGCGGAGCAGGCGGCGGCGGTGCGGGGGGAAGATCAACCGCAACAACCGGAACAGCAGGTACAGCAAATACAGGCGGCGGCGGTGGTGGGGCGGGAGTTCCAACAATCGCAGGAACCACTATTGGCGGCGCAGGTGGTAGCGGCATTGTTATTGTGCGCTATTCCGGCACGCCAGTTGGCTCCGTTACTGGCGCAACAAACACGACAACACAATCCGGCGGTTTCACCTTCCATACTTTCCTTGTGGATGGAACGCTGGTAATGATATGAGCCAAGGGCTAACCGCATGATCGACCTGAAGCCGACTACCGAGATGGCATCGAATGCTGCCCGTGGCCTAGAGCTGCGGGAAAAGCATGGTCGCGGTGGCACGGAGATCGGCGTAGCCCGGGCGCGTGACATCAAGAACCGGGCGAACCTGTCGCCCGAAACCGTGCGCCGCATGGTGTCGTACTTCGCTCGCCACGAGGTTGACAAGCAGGGCGAAGGCTGGGGCAAGGACTCCGCCGGGTATATCGCTTGGCTCCTGTGGGGCGGCGATGCTGGGAAGGCTTGGGCAGAGCGCAAGGACAAGGAACTCGACCGCAAAGAGGAGAAGACCGTGAACGCAAAGACATCCCACACAGTCGCCGAGGATGGCGACAAGGTCATGATTGAGCGCGTTGAACTGTTCATGGCATTCGACCCAACCATAGATGGCGAGGATGACCCGGAACTCAAGCGGTTCAACAACAAGCGCCTTAAGGACATCGTCGCTAGTACGCGCAAGCACATGGCTCGCGGCTCGTTCCCTCGCCTCGTCATCATGCACGAGAAGGACGGCAAGGAACCGAAGTCTGCTGTCGGTCGATTCCCCACAATTTCCTACGAAGAACGCGATGGAATTGGGTACATTGTGGGCGACATGGAAGTCAACCGCGATATTTTCGACCGCTTCATTGCCACCAACGCCTTCCCGCGTCGGTCGGCTGAGATCTGGTCAGGCTCAAACCACCTATCCGAGGTGGCGCTGCTCGGGCGTGAAACCCCACGCCGCCCCCTCCCGGACACCCATTTCACCCGCAAGGGCGAGAAGATCACTTGTTCAAAGTCCAACCATGACCTCGTCGGGGCTGGTGGCGGACTCAATACCTTTGTCCCGACGACTACCAAGGAGGAGGCCAGCATGGCATCCAGCAGCGATATGCGCGAAGAGTTGGAGGCGATGAAGTGCGCCATCTCCGAACTCTCGGACATGATGAAGAAGAAGTTCGCAGACGACTCGGACGATAAGGACGAGATGGCTGCGGACGACGATGAGATGAAGGACGAGATGGCCGAGGAAGACGGCCAAGTCCACATCGACATCGAGAGCCATGACGTTGAGGCAGGCGAAGAAGACGAAATGGAAGACGAATCCGTCATTGCCAGCCGTCGTTCGACCTACGCTCTTCGTTCGGAAAACGCTCGCCTCAAGTCGCGGTTCGCCCGTCTTGAAGCCGAGTTGAAGCGCGAGAAGTTTGAGCGCGAAGTGGAGATCATGGAGCAGGAGGGCTACCGCATCCCAGACTCACAGCGCGAGGCGCTTGTTGGTCAGTTGCAGGCCTCCCGTAACCCAGTTGCTCTCCTTGAGTCATGGCGCGACTTGTTCGCCCGCGACCCAATCGGAACCAAGATTGATATGAGCCGAGCAGCCCTGCCGCGTGGCATGGACATTGGTGACGTTGGCTCACTCGTCAAGCAATTTGCTGGCAAGCCTGAAGAGTTTGCCAAGGCAATCAACGCCCGGATGAAGGGCTAAAAGGAAAAAAGATGCTTCAATTCTCACCTAATCTCGTTGCCGCTACTGACATCAACCCCTTCCGCATCTGCAAGATGTCGACGACTAACTTTGCAGGCGCTCCTGCAACCGCAGTCACCGACTACGTTGTGGGCGTGACCGACGGCTCAACCCGTCGATTCGACGCTACCCTCCATGCAGCATCGGCTACCGCTGACCCGATTTCCCTTCAGCCATCGAACTGCGTGCAGATCGAGGCTGGTGCGGCAATCGCTACCGCTGGTATTGGCTTGATGCCAACGACCGGAGGCAAGGCAATCACCGCAGCCACCACCGGAACCATTCCGATGTTCGTCTCCCTTGAAGCTGCCGCCGCTGATGGCATCATCTTCTGGGCATACCGCCTCCCAGCCACCCGTGGGATCGCCTAATTAGCACTCGAAAGGAGGTCATCTAATGGCCTATGTAACAGTCGGAGGCGGTCTAAATACCTACGTCCCCTCCACCAACGCGCTCGCAACTGGCGCTCTCCAAGTTGAGTTCACCCGTGCGGTGAATTCGTTTGCCATCACCCGTTACGCTCAAATTGTTGCCTGCAATCAGCAGACGGGGTACTACCTGCGTCTTGATTCGGACGACAACGTGCGCGTGGCTGACTCGAACGAATTTGCTTGGCCTCTTGGTAACGACCGCCCGGTCGGCAAGATGAACCAACACGACTTCGTGACGTTCACCGCGATGCGCTACGCCTTCCCGTTCTACATTCCGAACGAGACGGTTAAGCAAGCCGCGTGGGACATCGTTGCCCAGCACGCTCGCAGCAAGGCACAGCTCGCTATGACCGCTCGCTCCATGCGAACGGCTACCGCGCTGACTGGCTCCGCAGCCGTGACTTCGTTCACCGCAGCGGGTAACTACTACGCAACCGGAACCGCCAACGCTGGTGCTGCATGGACGACTTCGTCCACCAACATCATCCAGAAGGGCATCCAGACCGCTCTTCAGCGCATCTCGCTCGCTACTGGCGGCGCGGTTCGTAGCGAAGACATTTGCTTGGTCATTAGTCCGACCATTGCAAACTTGCTCTCACAGACGGAAGAAGTCCGCAACTACGTCAAGAACTACGCGGCTGGTGCGCTTCCCTTCTTGCAAGGTGGCGATATCTTCAGCCGTTACGGCCTCCCACCGAATCTGTTCGGCGTGTCGGTTGTCGTTGACGACTCCGTCAAGATTACGTCCCGCAAGGGCGCAGCCTCGACGACTCGCTCGTTCGTGTACGGCAATTCTGCCGTATTCGTGAGCCGTCCGGGTGGCTTGGTTGGTGTCGAAGGTTCGACCTCGTTCAGCACCTGCCAGATCTTCGCCTTTGAAGACATGACAGTTGAGAACTGGGACGATCCGAAGGATCGCCGTATTGAAGGCCGCGTCATTGACAACAGCACCTCCGAACTGGTTTCCCCAGTCTCAGGCGTGTTGGTTGCCGATGTCACGAGCTGATTATTCAGCCTCTCAGGATGAGGGCGGTGGGGACTTCGGTTCCCACCCCCCTCTCTAGGCGGAACCTATGACCGCATACGCCACCTACGCCGATTTGGAAGCCGCGCTCGACGCTCAGATCATTGCACAACTGTGCAGCGACCTCGGCAGTCCTATGCTCGGCTCCAACCCGGTCACTACGCACGCGCTGGAACGCGCTACGGGGATCGTGCAGGCTTACACGCGGGTAGGCAACATCTACACCGATTTGGATTTGACGACGCTCTCAGCGGCTCACGACCCCCTGCTGATGACGCTCGTTGTTGACTTGGCGGTCGAGGCGCTCTTTCAGCGCCGCGCCATGAAGATCACCCCAGCCGTTGAGCAGCGCCTGAAGCAGGCGTACTCCATGCTGGAAGCACTCCGGGACGGGAAGATGATATTCGGGACGGTCGCCAAGGCGGCAAGCGCCGGGTTACCCGAAGTGCAAGCTACGCCAACGATGACCAACGCTTGGTACAACGGCGTAAGCACTAGCGCCTTCTTCCGCCCTCGCCTCCCGAACACGATGCCGGGGAACTGACGTGGAGCCGTGGCGCAAGAGAATCAGTAAGGCACTCGCCAACGATGCAATCCGCAACGGGATTGCGGCGGCTATTGCGTCTTACGCAAAGCAGCACATTGCAAAGAGCGAAGGACGTGGCCCGAACGGGGAGACGGTTGCCCTCGCGGCGCTGAAGCCCATGTCTGGCGAGTTCTGGACGACTAAGAAGCCCCGGGAGGGCGAGGTTGCCAGCGCGACCCGCCAAGTCCTCAAGGCGGTCAGCCGCAAGAAGAAGGACGGCTCCGTTGTCGTCAAGAACGTCATGGTTACCGAGTACAAGATGTCCGGGCAGTCCTACCGGAACGGTGGTCAGCCCCTCCGGGATACCGGGAACCTACTGCGGTCGATTGGTGCGAAGGCCGAGCAGGTCGGCCCGTCACGCCTGTCCGTGACCATGTCGGGCGCTATCTACGGCATCTACCATGAGAAGGGCTTCTCGACTGACGGCCCGAACTTCATCCCGCTGACACGCAAAGGCAAGCGCACCCATGCCACCGGGGCGAATCCCAACACCGAGAAACTGTCGCGGGGCAAGGACTACGTCATGGCGTGGGGTGGCGTAGACGTTCCCGCCCGTCCATTCCTTGTACCGACCGCCGTGGAATTTAGTGCCATAGGCAAAACCATTAGAATCGGTCTAGCAAAGATCCTCAAAGGAAAACTCAAGTAATGGCAACCGCAATTTTCGTCGCTGGCCCAACGTCAATCTTCGTCAATGTCGGCGCTGGCTATGTTGAGCTGGGGCAGACCGACAACGACAGCCTCCCGCAAGTCTCCTACTCGGACAACATCCATGAAATCAAAACCGTCGCCTCGGGTGCGACTCCTGAGGAAATGGTGGTTCAAAACACGAGCGCGACGATTACTGTCACGCTGGTCAAGTGGGATGCGGCGGTCTTGACGAGCGTACAGACGCGCCAGCGCGGTGCGGCGTACAACTCGACCGTTGGCCGCCTCTTGGTTGGCGATAGCGGTACGTTTGGTATCAAGGTCGCCCCTGCAACGGTCGGCAAGACGGGCTACACCTTCGGGCGCTGCTACTTCATGGGTGACGCAATCGCGCACTCGCAATTCGGCAACGTTGAGCAGCGTATGGGTTTGACCTTCCGCGCCATCCCAGACGCTAACAATTTGCTTGCCGCCGCTTATACTTCCTGACATGATCGACCTAACCCCAGATACCGACCCGCTTCTCTTCCGCGTAGAAATCCCGTCCGGCGCGTTGGTGGTTCAATGGAACGAGGCGCTCGCCGCATTGAGCGGGAAGCAAGACGGGCAACCGCAAGTCGCGGATGTCGCAGCAGCCTTACGAAAAGTAGCACGCTCGCCCGAAGTAGCTGCTAACGCGTCGGACGAGATCCTCTTCGCAGTCTTTGCGCGTATGGGTCAGGCGGTAGAGCAGGCGGGAAAATAGCAAGGGGGGTATCCCTATTCGTTGCGACATACGGACGGCTCCCCTCGGAATTTGATGAGAACACGGCAATGGGACTAGCGCAGAACATCCCCATGATTGAAGCGCGACAGTCCCTCGTATTCGCGCAAGGCATTGCTGTTGCGTTTGGATCACCCGAGCTGACCGAACACATTATCCGCCTTACTACAGGTGACGCATCCCTTGCCTTCAAGACGCGTATGCAAATCGAACACAGCAAGGCGGCAAACCAATGACCGTGCAAAGCAACGCCGGAATCTGGATTGCGCTGCGTGACGAGATCCGTAATTGGATGTCCGCGAACAACTACGGGGATGCCGTCTATGTGGCGGAGAAGCCCGGAGACGAGATGCTTGCCCAGTATGCGGTACAGATCATCCCGAGTGGCGACGCTGCCCTGCACCCTCGTAGCGGCGTTGGGTTGCTTGAGTCAACGATTCAGATCACGGTTTGGTGGCGCGGCCTGTTTGACAACACCAACCGGGCTACCGAGCGCATTGCCGGGGATGAGGGAATTGAGCAATTCATCGACGGGCTACGCACGCTCCTAATCCAGAACACGCTCGGCGGTCGGCTGACCATCCCGCTTACATGGCGCAGCGGTGGGCAGATCGAGGCGGTAGACGAGGCGGTCGGTTGGATGCGTGGAACCGAGACTTTCCTGTGCGCGTTTGAAATGACATGGGAGGTTCAATAATGCAAGACCTAGGCAAGATCACCATCGACATCAACGAAGGCGGCGGATCGTCTGCTGGCGGCGCTGCGGGTGGCATAGGCAAATCAATGTCTGGTGGGCTTTCAGTCGCTGCATTGGCTTCGGAAATGGTCAGCGGAATCATTACTGCGATATATTCTGCCCTTAAGATTGCTGTTGTTCAAATAATCAAAGCGGCCAAGATGATCTACGACGCGTTTATGCAGTTGCGCCAGTTTGTTCTAGAGTTTGTAGACGACATCCGCGAGTACAGCCCAGCAGTTCAGCTTGCAGACCTTGGCAATGAAATGGCAATGATGGGGGAGAAAATGCGAGCCGCAAACATGGGCGGCGCGTTGGCTGCAAGGGTGGTGTCGGCGGAGGGTGAAATTGAGCGGTCGCTGTTCCGGTTTCGATCCGTATTTGCTACCGCAGGAGCCGCCATTGTCGGCCCAATTCTGCAACAAGTAGCCAAGGTATTGCAGTATTTAGAAACATGGCTTCCCAAAGTCATTGACATCATTGGACGTTTAATTGAACTGTACGGTATCGGCTTACAGATGATTCCTACGTTTATGGGCGGTGATTTCTTTAAGAACCTTGGTGTTTCAATTGAACAAATTGGCAAAGACATTCGGGAAATCAATCTCAACACCAAGCCAGAAATTGATTTCTCAGAACTCAATAAACCTTTCCTAGACGATCTGCGACTTATGGGGGCGCGAGTTTAATGCCAAGTAATGGAAGCACCTTTGTCTCGTTCACGTTTGACTCAA